GAGCCGCTAAAATATCAATGGTAGAGCCATTTTTAAAAACATATTTTACATTATCTTTAGATTTTGTTGAGACGCCTCTATCCCAATTTATCTAATTACTTAATCCAGGAATTAATTTACAGATTTCCTCTATCTTTGCTATTGTGATACTTGCAGCTTGTTCTTTACCTCCAGTAGTTACAAACAATTGTGAATTAGGATATAAAACACATCTAATCATTAAAGTCATCATTGATAAAAAAGATTTAGAATAAGCTCGCGGAAAGGTTGCATACACATAACGATGTCTCATTGCAATCCGCAAATAAATACGTTGATAAAATAAAAATTCAAAAGTACTATTCTATCCTTTTATAAAATCAATAAAAATATCAGGATACTATCTAAAAAAACCTATTAACTCTCTAAGTCTAGGAAGATTCTATTTTAAACGTTCTTCTGAGAGGCCTTTTTTTGAATGACTCTTTTCGGAAGCTAATGAAAGTAAATCTTGTAAATTCATTTCTTAACCCTCCTATTTAAATATTCCTATTCAACTTTTTCATCATCCAATTCCGCATCATGCTCGCCCATTCGACGTAAAGACTCTTTATAGTCAACAAAATCACTATCCTACAACTAAACACTATCTAAACCTTTTTCTTTAGCTTCTTTTCTATCTTTTTTCATTTCTTCAGCAATTCTTTTTTCCTGTAAATATTTTTCTATCTATTGAGCTAATGACTTATCTTCATAAATTAAACTTTTATTATATGCTTTTAAATCAAGGATAATTTCATCAATTAAATCTTGAGGTTCTTTACATTCATATTTAGGAATTTGCCCAGAATTAGCTTCAACAAAGTCAACAAGAGCAGATACTGAATTAACCCCTCCGCTCTCCGCATCCTTATTCTGAGCCTCTGTGAATTTTGCGGATTTCATCATAGAATCATAAACTTTTGAAAGTTTTTGATATGAATCAATATCCCCCATATCAATAGCCTAATTCATTTTTAAAGATGTTTTGCAAATCATTTTTAAAGTGTCTTTTCTTGCCGCCCCTTGTATGTCAAAAGATTCCATAAATTCTTTGTATAATTGCTCTAAAGCCACCCATTGGGCAGGACGATATAATCTTCCCCACTTTAATGCCAACCGCAACTTATCTTGCTAATCTAAATTAGCTCCTATATCAACCATTTCATTTTCTGCAATAAAACCATACTATTGAAAAGGATTTTTCATTTGAGACAATGCTTCTTCATAAGAGCTTGCTCCGCCTGGAGCAAACATCTCTCCAGTAATAACATTTCCCCTTTGCTATGGCAATTCTTTACTTTGAGTCTAAGTGCTTACCAATGTTTGATATTGAGATTGAGAGATCTAACCTTTTTCTAATTGCTCTTTTAATTTTGCTTCATATTGAGCCTTCTCTTTTTTTGACTCAGCATGTCTTGATTGACTAGCTTCAAGCATTTCTTGTTTAATTTTTTCTGTATCTGCATAAGTATATTTATTCCACTGTCTTAACTTCATTTTTGCTAAATATTTTCCAATAACAGACATTCCATTCATTTTATAAGGATTCTTCATAAAAGCCTTATCTCTCAATACATTCCATTCTGATTCTATATAAGGCACATCCATTTTTTCAAGAATCCATTCAAAAGTGCTTGGATCAAAATTATCTATTCGAGAAGTTAGGCAAGGCTTACACATTTCACTTTTACTACCATCTTTATAAGTATAAAAGCTAGTCTATCTTAATATTTTACCACATTTTTCACAAACACATTGACCTGCCGCATTAGGCATCTGTCCTCGATATTCATTCTAAATCGTTTGCTTTTTATCTTCGCTTTCAACCATTTTATCACTCCTTTCTTTTTTTATATTAAAAAAATCAAAAATAAATTATTTTATTTTGACCTTTTTTTTCCTTTATTTCTACAAGTTTTACACAAACTATACCATCCATCTTTTGCAGTCTTGTTCTTTGTGAAAAAATAAGGATGAGCAAGTTTTACCTAATGACAGCGAGAACACCTCTTCCATTGACCTTTTTCTTCAAAAGTAAAATGCCATAAAAGCCATTCCTATTTTGCATATTGAACAATCATTTTTGGAATTTTTTTTCTCCAAACTTGAGATAAATATTCACTAGAATATTTAAAATTATACTCTTCTTCCACTTTTTTTACAACTTCTTTATTGGTTAATCCATCTATTTTATAAATAATTATTTTATATAACTAAGGATAATCTTTTTTAAAAATCTTATCTATCATATTCTCTAAATCCTGAATTAAATAATATAAATCATTCTAAAAATCCCCCCATACCTATTCTTTAATTTTTGAATAATGAGTCAAAAGAAAACTAACATGAGTTGGATTAAACAAAGAAATCAAACAATCGCTCTCTGGCTCGCCTTTTTCATTAATTGTAATTTTCTCATTTAATTGAATTTTACCTATTTTTCGTATTGCTTTTTGAGAAAAAATAGGCGGCTTATAAGAAGTTTTTAATATATATTGATCTCTTCTCATCTAAATTAATTGTTTTGTTAATAAATATTTCTTTTTTCCATAAGCTTTTTTTTGTTTCTCTTCAATCTTTTTTATTTCTTCTCTAAGCTATTTTAAGCCAGGAATAGTTGCAATATCTTCTTCTGTTATTTCAATTTTTGGAACTAAAAGAATATTACGGTCTCCGCCTGTCATAAGATTATAAATTCCATCTTCACCATTTTCTAATTTTTCCACAAAACCCTAAAAGGATGTTTCTCTTTTATTCACAGTAACCATTCGATTATCTGTTAAAATATTTTTATTTTTTTTATTATTTTTATCCAATACCAAATATTTTGTTAACTGATCTAAATAATAAGGAGTTAACTTTTCTTTTGGAAGAGTATTTACAATCTCATGAACTATTTTATTTCTCTATTGCGGATCTGAAATTGTTTGATCTAATTTTGGATATTTAAACTTACTTTTTTTTTGATCCATAATTATTTCATTAAAACCCCCTTCTAACTAATTCCTATATTTATTATACCAAAAAAATTTTTTAAAATCAACCTCGCCACAAGATATTTTTATTGATTTTTTAAAAAAAATAATGTATAATATAAATATACAAAAGAAGAAAGGAAAAATACCTATGAAAAAATCTGAACCTAAATTTATTATTAACAAAGAAAAACGAACAATTGTTTGCATTCTTAATCCTGAGTCTACAATGTATAAAAGAATAAAAAAATATACTTCTTCTAATTCACTTCTTACACTTCTCCCATCAAAATATTATGAGTTTGAACCAGTTTTTAAAGGAATTGCAAAATGCGCTCCAGAAGATGAGTGGGATGAAGCTTATGGTAAAAGATTAGCAGAATATAGAGCTTATTGCAAAAAAAGAAGGTACATTAATGAAACTCTTCAAAATTTTATTAATAAAGTAAGGAAAAGTGCGGATGATATAGAAAAATATGGTATGTTTAAAAAAGCAAAATACCCGGAACCGCCAAGAGGAAAGAATGAAAATTGATTTAAAACTTAAAAAAATAACCAGTGAAGAATTTGCTTTTTTACCTAAAAAATGTTGTAAATGTCAAAAGTCAATCTGGTTAAAAAAATATTTTTTAGAAACCAATTTTAATACAAATAATTTCATTAATCATACGGCGCCCGCACCTTTTACAGAAAAAATTTATTGTAAAGAATGTGCTGCATCCGCCGCAAAAAATAAGTTTAACAGATGAAAACAATAGAAAAGAGGGCTAGCAAATGAGTAACGATTCAATTAGTAGACGGGCAGCAATTAATATAGGCTATGCTGTTGCAGAAGTATTTAGCCGAGTATTAGATGATGATAATGTTGTCGGTATTGACCGCGAAAAACATGAATTCGGGCTTGGTTTAATTGAGGCGTATATCGCCTATGTAAAAGAGTTGCCCACCGCAGAGCCAGAGCAGAAAAAAGGGAAGTGGATAGATGATACTTTTTGTTCAGAATGTGGATGGACTCATGAAGTGGAGTCAGGATTTATAGGGAGCGTGAAGCAGTTCAATTTCTGTCCTAACTGCGGTAGTTATAACAGAGAGGTAGAGAATGAATAGAGACGTTATATACAGACAAGCGGCAATTGAGGCAATTAACAGCCATTTCGGATTTAACATCGAGGAAGAATATGGAAGTGCAGTACAAGAGGTAATTAACAGCTTGCCGCCCGCACAGTCAGAACAGAAGACACTAGACGAATTAATAGCAATAATGAAAGAATATTATTTTATACATCGGCATGAATATGATGAGACTTGGGAAAATGGTTTTGCGAAATGCATGAATCTTATTCCAAACGTATATATGAAAAGAGGAAAAGATAGATGACTCATTTAGAAAAAATGTTACAACCAGATTCGCAATATGTGTTTTACAATGACCAACATGGGTTTTGCATTAATACTGATGATGTTTTGATGCTATTTCAGTCAGAGCGAAAGACCGGAGAATGGGTTAACGCATATCCAGATATAGAGTCGAATCCAATGCTTATGTATGGAATTTGTTCAGTATGTGGCTATGAACAAGCCATTTCCAACAAATTGAATTTTTGTCCGAATTGTGGCGCGGATATGAGAGGTGAACAAAATGATTCGATTTCCGATTGATTGTCCTACTGAATGCCCGCATTTACGAGCATGGGATATGTCTGTTGATGATTGGACATATATGTGCGATGAATTAAGCATCCAGATTGATGGGTGTGATACGTTGTTTAAATGGTTATTACCAATATGTCCAATAGAGGGAGGTGAGCAGGAATGCTGATGTTAACACTTGAAGATGCCGCGAAGGTTACAAAACAACTGGTTATAGATGGCATGGATGATGATGAAATAATTCGGCAGGAATTAGAACAAAAGTGCTGGGTTCCGCCAAATGCGGATGAGGCGGCAGGGCATTTGAATAATTTAATTTTTGATATAAATCCAGCTGAGATATGCAGTCAAATCGAGTCTGACAATCTTAAAAGCTGGTGCAATACAATCCAGACCGAAATGAAAATGGCAATGATACAGTTGCCTTGTTGGACTGGAGGGGAACAGAAGAATGATTTAATTAATGGACAAAATGGGTTAACAATTAAAGAATGGCTTAATATAATTGAATTAAACAAAAATGCT